CCCGCCATGGATTTTGGCCTTCACTCATTTCCGCATGATGTGAAAAGCGCACACCGCACAGTGTTGTTAGGAGAGCACACCTAATGAAAAAGTGTGCACTTAGTTAGAGCTTCGGCTCTGGGAAGGTGCTTGACCTTGGTTAGTGAACCTAATCCTTCGGAGGTGCAAGAAAGATTTTTCTCCTATCGTTGTAAACCATATCAATTTATCAGTGATGAAGCGAAGATGCGTTTCCTCGCCGGCACAAATCGTAAATCGGGGGACCTCATCCTGTGGGACGTGGTCAACGGTCTGAAGACTCTCGGCGTTGACATTGAGAGCGAGCTGAGTCCAAGGAGTAGATATACTCCAGATATGCTTCGCGAACCACTAAAGCGGTATGAGGCTGGTGGGCGCATGGGGGAGTACGACAAACAGGCTTTTTCACAAGCCTTTAATCGTGTTCGCCGCATGTTTAAAGTCAAGGGGCCCCGTCTGAAAGCAATCGCCATTGAGTTGACGGACTATGATGGCTCAAAGAACTCTGGCGCGCCGTACTTTCAGAAAAAGGACGAAGTAGCCCAACAAGCATTAAATGAAGCCTATGCCATTAGGCGCGGTAAGGCAGCCCCCCCAATGACGATCTTTCATCGTGGGAAGAATGAGACTGAGGCAAGGCCAGTTTTTGGTTATCCTTTTGCCATGACAAGGATGGAATCACGATTTTTCGCCCCGTACCAAGAGGCTATCCTCAGTTCTCCATGGTGCCCTTACATGGGTGGTAAGTATAAGCATCAAATTGCCGGTATGATCAATGAAGTGCGGTCGAAGGCACACTGGATCGAAGAGTTCGACTTTAGTGGTTTAGATGGCTCGGCGTCAAGTTTCTTGATTTCTAAGGCGTTTCAAGTCATTGAAGAGAACTTCGAAATGGATGACTTTGACCGGCATGATTGGGACATAATCGTTAGATACCAACTGTTTGGTCCCATCCTAGCTCCGGATGGCATGATCTACTTTGGATCTGATCATGGTGTAAAATCCGGGTCAGATTTCACGCAGCTCATTGACACTATTATTACTATGTTCGCAATCTTCTACTGTGCTTATAAACGCAGTACCAAGACTAGTAATAGAACGATCTTACAAGTCGTTCGTGTTATTGGACTTGGTGATGATTCGTGGCTTGGTACGTATGGTGAAAAACCAGACTTAGGTGAAATCGCTTCAGCCATGGGCGAGCTTGGCCTTGTACTGAACGCCGTCAAATCTAAAATCAAGACACCCAGAGATGCACCTCATTTCCTCGGTCATGAGTGGAATAAGTTTGTATCTTCGCGTGATGTACAAGAAACACTGATTCGACTAGCATGTCCAGAACGCAATCGTCTGGAATATTGGGCCAAAGACGATAACCCAACGGTCTACATCGATGCCTTGATCGAAAGAATTGAGAGGTACCAAGAAGACAACCATGATGCGTGGTGGATACTTCAGAAGTTGAAGCAGGTCTTGAAGTACCCAGAACTAGGCTCCTTACCCATTATGGATTCCTCCAATGAGGTAATCTTCTTCAAGCCGATAAAGGAGAGGATAGAAATGGAGAGATATAGGAAGCTTCCGCATACGGCTTACGAGCCGAGCAAACCTCCAGGAGCATATAGAGCAGTCAATGCTTGGTATTAGATAGGGGAATACAGCC